GTATTAGCCTCTATGGTCGCCATCGAGCCTCGATTGATTGCGGTGACGATGCCAGCATGTCCATTGCTGGTCGTGCCATGACGCGCGAGCCACACAGCTCCGGGTTGTGGCGAATGAACCAGCAGATTCCGCTCACGGAAGTTCTGCGCGCTGGTCACGCAATGCGGCGTCATCACATTGGCCCAGGCTTGCAGTTGCGACGCCGATGCGCCGAGGGATTGGAGCGCTACCGTCACCACGCCTTCCGTAAACGCTGCGCAATAGGCCCAGCCTTCCTCCCATGGCGATGGACGCATCATCGTGCGCAGTTCCTTGGCGAGCGCGAGATCGCGTCCCGGCGTCTTGGGGTTGTCCCAGTCCGCGTTGGGCTTCACTTCGCGCAGGCCGATAAACCTGCCCGCTTGGCGCACGATGGTGTTGGCGAGATCGACCGCGTTCATGCCTTTCTCCAGTTGAGGCGCAGACGGCCATAAGCGGCAGCGGCAAGACCAGCGAACTGCGCGAGATCATCCCAGTGCGCCTGCGTCCAGGAGAGCATGCTCTTCACTTCGTCAGCGGGGATGTCCCAGCCGAAAAGGTTGCCGAGTGCGCCGACACCCGAGAGCAGGATGCCGAGGTAGGTGAGTTTGCCTTGCAGTGTTTGTGTTTTCATGGGGAGTGGAAGGCCCGTCTCGAGATCGAGCGCGCGACGCACTTGAGGATGACGATGGCGAAAAAGAGTTGTCAGCAGCGTGGGCATGATGCCGGATGCCCGTGTCAAATCGGGTCACTGCTCCGCGGCAGCCTGTGCGCCCTTGATGCGCATGGCTTCGTTGGCGGCATCAAGTTCCGCCTTGCGCGTGCCTGCGCTGATCTCAGCCTGCTCCACTGTTGCGTCGGAGCCGAGCTTGCTCTTGCCATAACCCGTGAGCGAATGCAGTCCGCTCGTGAATGCACCCATGGTCAGGTAGTGCCGCACGGTGCGCAGCGTGTCGGAACCGAGCGTTTTCACTGCGCCTGCCCACACCTCGTTCGTGCGGCTGTGGTTCACGTTCACCATGGTAACGGAAACAGTGCCATCACTCACGGCGAGCGAGTCTGCATCGGCATAGGTTTTGAACTTGCCCGTCGAGAGTCGGATGGTGGTGCCGCAGGAAGTGAGCAGAAACAGCAGTGAAAACGTGAGAAGCTTCATGCCTCGGCATCGGCGTCAACTGTGTCATCCGCCTTGGTGACGGACTCGCGACCCACGAGCTTGAGCATCACCGCCGCAGCCACCTGCATGGATTCACAATCCCAGTAGTGATTGGGCCGTTTGCCGACGCGTTCCCACAACCACTTGCCACCCTTGCGAAGGCGCTGCTCGCTGTCCATCTGCGACAGGTAATCATCGCTGGCGTCATCGGCGATTTCCCAGGTCGGGCCGTTCTCCGGGTCCTGGTTGCGCCGCAAGCGTGCGAGCATGTCTTTGATGTTGAGGTTGGACCAGTAGAACACCGAGCAACTCTGTCCGCGCCCCAGCACCACCTTGCGCCGGGGTGAATAGAACCGATGCACGCTGCGGCCATCCTTGAGCCGGTGAACATAGGTGGGTCGTTTGTCGCCCATCAATGCAATCCAGCCACGCCGCGCACACTCGCGATAGACCTCATACGTTGCATGGCCGGCATCCACAAATACCAAGCCTGCGTGGATCGAGAACCGTTCCTGCACGGTAATGACTTCATCCCAGGTTGGCACCCGTTCGTTCCACAGCAGTCGTGAGGAACCCTCCGCCGACCAACCGCGTGCCACCACGAAGAAGTGATCCATCTGGCAGTCCACCGTGAGGAAACGCAGTGGTGCTGCGACTGCCTCCCCTTCACCTGGTGATTCGATGATCCGGCCCTGACGATCCAGAGCGGCTTCATCGTCCCAGGTTTCACCGAGCCGGTAGCCACTGGGCGTGATCTCCAGTTTGAAATCCTCCACGTAGTCAAGCCAGGGCAAGGCAAGCCGCTTCTGGTAGAACTGCCGCAGCGGCTCCAGATCGCCCTTCTTCGCCGTTGCCTTGGCGCGCAGATACAACTCCGCGAGTCGACCCCAACTCATCGCGCACAAGGCGTTCCAGTGGAACCCGACGTTCTCGGTCGAGGCGTGCAGGTTGGTGCGCACATAGCGGCCTTCGGCGTTGAGCAGACGGCGAGTGCGGTCGCTGTCCTCGAAGTGATGGCCACAGCCTTCGCATTTGAGTGAGGCGGTTTCGCGCACACGAGCGAAGTTCCACTCGCCCATTTCATCGCGTGCGTCCTTGCTCCACTCCACGTTGTCCCACTTGTAAGGCTGTCGCGTTTGGCAGTGCGGACACTCAAAGGTCCACTCGCGCATGTCGGTGGTCTCGAACTTCCGATGGGTGTCGTCGTTCTCTTCACCGCCCTGTGACATGAACAGGCACTTGCCCAGCCAGCCGAAGGCCGTGACGCGGGCCTCAGCTTCTGCCATGTGCCCGGTGGGCCAGCGCCAGGTTTCGTCGCCGATCAGCCATCGGATCGAGCGGCGTTGCAGGTTGGTCTTGTTGTGAGCACCCAGCACCCACAAGGTCATGCCATTGGAGAAGTGCTTCGTCGCAGTTTTGAGCTTGTGCCGGTTGCGCGGGTAGAGTGCCTGCACGGCGGGGCATTCATCAAAGACGCGGCCCAGGCGGCTCTCGGCCTGATCCTTGGCATCGTCATCGGTTTGATCAAGCCAGAGTGTTGGACCCGGCAGGTTGGCGATGATGTAGCACAGACCAATCTCGCCAATGGTGGTCTTGCTCGACTGGATCGAGGCGAGGATGGCGACGATGCGAACCTTGGGATCGACCAGTGCTTCGAGCGGTTCCTTGAGCCAGGGTGAGTTATCCGCACGAAACCTGCCCGGCACCGGAGAATAAGGAATGGAATGCACATGCTCCTCCGCCCACGCCCATGGAGGCCGACGATCGGGTGGCCGCCATGCGTCGCGCCAGATCTGGTGCAGCACCTCACGCATGGCCCTGGTGCAGCGTCCTCAGCACCTCGTCGATGGCTTTGCGGCACTCCTCCTGAATAGCGGTGGCATCGAGACCGGACAGGATCGGTGGCAGTTCATTCTCGAACTTGTTGCGCAACAAAGCCGTGGCCTTGCCCACCAGTGACGTCCACTCCAGCCGGACTTCTTCGATGCTGACATACTGGCCTTTGCGCACAGCCACCTTGAGCTCACGTTCTTCCACCTCGGCCAGCAGCTTGCGGGCACGCAGGGCGGTTTCCTCGTCCACCACAGTGGTGGAGCCTTTGAGGTCATGGCGCTTCATGAACTCACGCCACTGAGCGACTTCGTGCAGGCCGTTGGCGGCGGGCTTGGGCGCGTCTTTGCGTTTCTTCCACTGGTTGAGTGATTGCCGTGACACACCGAGCACGGCAGCAAGCTCCACCATGTTGGGCACATGCGTTGGCCCTGCGTTCTCGCCGGAAGCAGTGGCAAGGTTCTGCAACATCGAACGCTCGTTGCGGCTCAGCTTGCCGCCGTGCTGCACACGCTTGACCAGGTTGGCCAAGTCCTTGTTGAGCAGCTTGCGAGCAACGTCCGGCGGAAGATGAATGTCCATGCTCCGCTGGTTGCGGAGTCAACTCACCCGACCTTGAAAACGTCTGTAATAGCAGGCGCACCGTATTCGGCCCCACTTGTGATCACCTTCAGGTTCCCTTCCTGATACACGCCTTCGCCGTGAGTGTGGCCGCAGAGAACGGTGAGCTGTTTATCAGGCCATCTGGCGCAGGCGGCACGAAGCATGGTGCCCAAGGTCGGATTGGAAAAATGCGGCAAGAACTCGGGTTCCGACATCCGTCCTTCATGCCACGCAGCCTCTGGGAACGGAGGAACATGGGTGATGAAAATGACGTGTTCAAAACCCGCTAGAGCCTGGTCCAGTGCTTTCGCTGCGGCTTGTGTAAAGCCCTCTGCCAGTTCCTTCATTTTGAGCCACTGAAGCGATGGCGGCAAAACGGCAAGATCACGAATCATGATGGCATCGTTCAGGCGGATGCTTGAGTGGTTGCCAGCACCGGCAAGGCCGTCCGCCCAGCCATCCACTCCCACCAGTGCGGTGTTCGCAGAGAGTTGGAAAATCTTCTCTCCCTGCAAGCGATACAGATGGCGATGAATCCCGGTGATCTCAGCCACTGCTTTTTCAGCCTCGGCGAAAGAGCTGTGATAGCGGTCGTGATTGCCCAGCACAAAGAACAGCGGCTTGTCGAAGCTCGAAGCCAGCAGCGAGAAATGTTCCTGAAGTCGCGGACCGTCGGAGATGTCACCACAAAGAGCGAGGGCATCGGCGTCAATGTCCGCCAAGTCTGCCATGAACCTTCGCAGCGCGGCAGGCTTGAGAAAGTTCAGGTGCCAGTCAGTGGCCCAGGCGAGCTTGGCCACAGGCACGTTCTCGCAAACAATCCCTGTTGCTGCTGAACTCATGGCTTCTTCGGAGCAATCAACTTCATCAGCACGACCACGGCATA